ATGACATCGCCATTGCTTGCAGTCGTCTTGTTGATTGCCCCGTCAAGAGTCGCAAGGGGCTGTTTGGGATTCGTGCCTGCGTTGTCGTTGTCGGCAGTATCTGCGCCGCTGTCGACGTGGTAGATGTTGCCCATTGTGAGCAACGGACTCCCGATCCCGCCGAAGCCCTCAACGGGTACTCCTCGGCTCTGTACGCCAGATGGAAAATTCGTAGGCATCGCCAGTTCCTCCTAAATTAAAGGAACCAGCGACGGGGCCGGTGCGTTTGCTTGCATGGGACACCCGCCGCCAGTTCTGCCTAGTCAGTCTTAGCTAGGGTTTTGACCGTAGATCCACTTCCAGTCAGTCCAGCCGATACCGTAGCGCATATAACCGCGATACTTCGCGGTTAGACCGTCAAAGTCGTCAGACTGTGCGAACTCTGGGCGGATACGCCACTGCCAGATTAAGTGTTGCTTCATCAACGTCGAGTCAATGAGGAACCACGCATTGCTGTCAGTGAGACGATCCCACACGACGGGACGGAAACGCCCGCTGAACATGTTCACGTCGTATTGTGCTGATCCGGGTTCGTAGATGGCGCGCTCGCTGACAATCTGCGTCGCAGTGCGTTCCAGTTCGGGCGGCACAAGAAGCATGTCAGGGTTCACACCAAGAAGCTGACCAGCGTCGTCAGTGAAGTTGCGCATCGCTTGGCGAGTCGTATCGAGGTTGTCGATAGTCAGCGCGAGCGTTGCTTCGTTCGCTTGAGTCGTGCCTGTATTCGCAGGGCTGTATGGATGCGCAGTGCTTAACAGAGCGACGCCGTCTGCTCCGTTAGTCGATGCACCCATGCGGTTCGTCCCCGAATCAGTGAAAGCATTGATGAAGACGTTTGCCGCATCAGTTTCGACAGTGATGTTGAAACTGTCAGCCATGTTGGAAGCGCGACGATTGATTTGGTTGTACTGGTCGTCGTCGACGAGCCGCCGTTCAATCTGAGTTCCCATTGCGAACTCATAATTGCGGATGTCCGTCCGATAACCCGCATCGTAGTCGAAGTATGGAACCGTCCCATCGAACGGTGGGACGATGCCCTGCGCTCCCATGCCTTGATATTGTTCTTCGAAACGTGTCGAAGACTCGACGCCAAAGAGCATCTCCATGATGGGTCGCGGACGACTCATCCCTATGTCGAAGATGCGCTTGAGGCCGGGCTTCAACAAGTCTGCAAAATTGCCACTTGTCAGAGGCATCTAGCCCTCCCTATTGAACCTTGGAAAGATAGTGAGTCGGTGCGGTGAATTGAACGCGTGTCTCATCCGAAGACTGACGCTTCCTTTCCACTACCACGAACTCGTTGTTGGACGCGGCGGCAAGAGTCTGCGCGCCAGTTGTGCCTGATATATCAAGCAGTGCGCCAGCCAGTCGTGCGCTCGTGTCGTTCGGATCTGCATAGACAGCATCGGGATTGACGATAACTTTCACAATCGTCGTCGAGTCAGTTCCCGATACTTTACCGGGGTTCCCGTCTGTCGCATCGTCTGGATTCTCTGGGCCGACGAAGACGCCAGCGGCGGCAAGGTCAGTTGTCACCATCAGGTCAACTTCACCAGATTCGATATTGAGCATGTCCCCGCGCGTCAAAGTCTCTGTGTCTTTCATCAAGAAAGTCAGGATCAGAGGCCGTCCGCCGCTGATGTTGTATCGCCATTCAAAACCATTTGCGGCCATGATTATCTCCTACGGGTTCTATCCCCGATTTAAAGATTAGAGTCCCTGTGAATATTCTTCGTCAGTCAGTCCCATCAAACGAGCGGCTTCCCGCTGATCCGCTGTTAAGCGCATCGGTGGCGTTGCTTGTCCCGTCTCAGGATTGAGATTCGGCGTTCGATTTCCTGACCGTAAATACGGCTTATCCTCAAGAAGCTGGGTGAGGGCATCTTCGACTCCCGCAACACCGTCAGTCGTGTTGTATGTGACGTTCTTCTTATCTAGTAATACGAACGCCGCGTCGGGATCGACGACTCCCATCTGGGTGGCTCGCACTTTTACCTCAGAGGCAATCATCGCTTGGGAGACTTGTTGTTGTGCGTCGCTCGCTTGCTTCTCTGCATCTGCGACGCGAGCCTCTAAGCGTTGCGCTTCTGACAGTTGTGCTTGCTCCAGTTCGCCTAGTTTTTCGGATCGCGTTTTCAACTCGCTATAGTCCGAGAACTGACTGCGAGCATCGCGCCGCGCCTGCCCCATCATGCGATTGACTTCCTCTTGCGAGAAGGTCTTCTCAGCAGGCGATTCTGCTGGAGCCTCAACGACTTCAGCTTGTTGCGTTTGCGCCCCATCTTCTACGGGTTCCGTATTTTCTGTGACCATTTTCTCCTCCCCTACTTATCCCCGCTGGGTAGCGGTAAATCTCTTGTACCAAAAAACGGATCAGCGCGCTAGGCGGATCGGGACAATTTATTTCCGCGCAGACGACGATCCTTCGGCGGGCCTTTCTTTACTCGTCCCTTGGGCTTGCTGTAATTGCTACTCTTGCCACCCTTATCTTTATTCGGCACGTCTTCTCCTTGGTGCTTCTTTTGCCGCATCTGCGGGTATCAAGACTTCGTCATGTCCACAGTGATTCTGTTCTAAGCCGCAGTTCATGCACTGACGCATGACGATCCCTGCGACAGCGTAGTTCTCGCGCTCTGCGGGCCACAATGATGCGAGCGGTAAATCTCCCGATCCGCATCTGAAGCACTCCATCTATTCTGGAACTTCGTCTGGCTCAGGATCGGGATCAGCAACTTCCGCTGAACGACCCCGGCGACGCGGTGCGACTTCACCGACTACCTCTGCGACTTCGTCGGTGAATTTAGCATTGCATCCGTCGCAGAATTGTTCCCCGCCAGCATCTTGCCGACTGCGGTCACAGAACGGGCACCACATCACGCCCCGCCTGTGTCGTGTCACTGCTAGAATCTTGCCGTCAAGTTCTGCTTGCATCTTGCTCCTCCGTTTTAGATTCCAAGTTCTGAAATAGGTTTGACCACAGCGGCATCACCCCAAACGCGACTGCTTCGGACTGTCGCTAAATCTTCAAGGTCAATCTGACCTGATTGAATCGCGTCGTATCGTCGCGTCCCTAAGATGTCGCGTTGCTTTGATGCGGGTTGACTGCGAAGCCAGTCCCGCGCTGTTGCTGGTTGCGGTGTCGGTGGTAAATCAAGACCCAAGTCTTGATAATCAAGAACGTTAGGAACAAGAGCGCATCGCCCGTTCGGGTGTTCGTTCAACGGCTCGTCGAGTGCGTATAGCTCGCCATCTAATGCGATGCAAGCGAGACAAGTATCTTCGCCTTTGTCAGCATGTCTTCGGTAACCGTTTACCACTTGTGAATTGTTCGCGTATTGCAGACGTGTCGCTTCTCGATATGCTCGATTCGTTTCAGTGCGAGTGATGCGCAGAGCGCGAGATAAGGGCATGCCTGCCGCGACTCTGACGAGTTGCGCTGTCGGGCCTGGGCCTTTGCCTAGTGCGATCCCTTCACCGATAGCGGCGCGCACTTGCGGCGCGGCATCTGTTCCTAGCTCTGCAAGTAAGCGTCCCACGGGCTGTCCGTCACCTGAGATCCCGACGAAGTTCGCGAAAGCATCAGCGGGCAGACGATTCCATCCCAGACCGAGACGTGCCAAGTTGTCCATCGTGATGCCTCGCGGCAGTGCTGATGCGACTGTTTGCTCTGTCGCTTGTCGCGCTAAACCTACGGCGGCTCTCTGTGACGCTGTGACGCTCTCTGCGGCTTGTTCTGCGAACTGAGAAGCACTGCGTAAGAATTGACGCTCTAAGTCTCTAAGTCGCTTTAGACGCATGACTTGCCAGGGCTTCAGTCCTTCTGTCTGTGCGAGTCGAACAAGCGCAATCGTGTCTTGTTGAAGTCGTCGATAGACTGGCGCATATGCACGAACTACTTGAGCGGATGCGGCTCTGTCTTGAGCGGCTAGAAGACGTGCGAAGTTCTCCACCGATTGTTGTGCTTCGGGTGGGGGCATTAAATCTCACCAGCGTTGAAGTTGCGAAGTATCTCTGCGCCGATGTTCGTCTCGTTCGCTCGCTCTTGCGCGCCGTCTGTGTCCATCTGTTCAATCTGTTCTTGGTCGTAGCCTAGCTCTCGCCATATCTGATGCTTCGACACGCCTAGCTCTGCTTTCGATTTCAGTGCTTCCATGTGCGCTTGCTCGTTGCGCGTTTCGGGATCGTCCCACGTCGATTCGACAGTTGCTTCGTCGGGCTTTGCCGCAAGTCCAGCAAGTGCTGATCCGTATGCTGTCTGAATCTTCAACGCCAGCGACATGCAGTCTTCCCACGCATTGCCGAAGTTCACCATGCGTTGCTTCGCCTTATTCACCAGTCCTGATTCGGCTGTCTTCAGAGCTTCGCCGCTGGGTGCGCCTCCCATTATCTGAAAGAGGTGCTGAGGTGTGCGAGTCGTGCCTGCTATGTGCTGAACAAGCGACTCCAATGCCCGTAGCGGCCCGTCGACGCTTGCGGCGTTCCACTGACCGACTGATCCGCCGTCATACTCACTGTGGAACTCTGCGACGCTCCCCGGCATGATGTCTAAGCGACTCGCTCCGTGATTGACGTTCAACGTGTAGCGTTGCGGGAACGCAAGAGTGTCAAGAATCATCGTCAAGTCGATAAGGGTTTTGTTTAGCAGATCCTGCATCGGAACGACATTAAGAATCTCCGACTGACCGAAGTCTTCACCCATCGGACGATTGCGGAAATGCACGAAAGGAATCCCCAAGGGTTGTCCGCTACGATCCCGCCAGGGAACGGGCCATTCTTCGTCAAGCTCGTCTTGATGTCGCGCCCAGACGCCGCCTCGTGCGACGAACTTCTCGACCCGATCCGGGTGATAGATGTTGAGACGTGTTTCCGGATCGTCTCCTATGCGCCCGTGCTGAATCCACTTCTTTGACAACCAATCAATCTGGCGCGTCGTCTCGTTGTAATGCGGCAGAATCATCTCTGGCATCTGATGCGTGAATCGCGGACGCTCATGCTCTGCGTCCCAGTCGCACAAGATGTATGAGTCGCCTAGCATGATTGTCTCTGTGTGGATCACAACTTGCGTATAGTCCATGCGGTTCTTCTGCCATAAGTCCCATGACCATTCTGCGAGCGTGTCGCTGTCTGAGTGAAAGCCGATGAGGGTAAGACGTTCTGCCAAGCTGTCGACGACGACGTTCATGAAGTTGTCGCGAAACATCAGGCGCGGCGGCAAGAACTTCTTCAGACGATCCGTCAATGCGGTGTCGTGTTCACCATGATAGTAGCGACGGGCGATGTCGTAGTCGTCACGCCTGTTGTCTGCTTGTTGCTGAATCCACTGCATCATGGACTCTGTCACGGGATCGATCCCGTTGGCACGAAGAACCATCATCGTCTCCTAATTAAACTAAGTCATACTCGGGATGCTTACG